TCGTCCTGTTTATCCCCGAACATGGTCGAAACGGTTCACAAAGGCCCGATGACTGGTAATCTCTAGAAAATGACACTAGAACTGGTAGAAAATAAACCAGCCCTTACAGGGGCTGTGATGCCTCGCCTGCATACGCCATGGGTCGAAGGCGAATCTAAGGTAGATGCCATTATTGAACTTGCCGAACGTATCGGCCAGCCTTTACTCGAGTGGCAGATCGTGATCCTGCGAGATATGTGCGCCGTAGATGAAAACGATCAGTTCGTAAAAAAATCTAGCTTGTTAGTTTGCAGCCGCCAGTCCGGTAAAAGCCACGTTCTGCGTATGCGCGTACTAGCTGGGCTGTTCTACTTTGGCGAGATGAATATCCTTATTATGAGTTCGCAAATGCTCATGGCCTCTAAATCGCTGGAGATCATGGCAGGCATTATTGATCGCAACGAGTTTCTACGCCGCGACGTTAAAGGCGGCAATATCGAGAAGGCTTACAAGCGCACTAATGGTAATAACCGAATCATCCTAGAATCAGGCGCAGAGGTTCGAGTAGTAGCTGCGACTGCAGACTCTAGCCGCGGTTTAACTGCCGATGTGGTTTGGATCGATGAGCTGCGCCATGTCGGTACAGAGGCGTTAGATGCTGTAAAGAGTACGACCTTAACGCGTCCTAATTCGCAGCGATTTTACACGTCAAACGCTGGCTTTAAGGATAGCCATGTACTAAATGACATGCGCGAAAGATCGCTAAACAAGCCGCCTAAGTCGGTGGGTTATTACGAGTACAGCGCGCACGATGGCTGTGATATTTGGGATCGATCAGCCTGGGCGATGGCTAACCCGTCATTAGGCTTACTGATAACCGAAGCGGCCATGGAGGAAATAGTCGCTACCTCCGATTACAGCGCGGTAATGACTGAGAATCTTTGCAAATGGGTAGGCACAGATTTATCACCGTGGACACCTGGCAGCTGGGAGGAGTGTGCCGATCCTGATCTAATCTTGTCACCTGGCATGTACTCGATGTTTGCCTTTGATCTTGAGCCACACGCAAAACGCCACGCAGCTTTAATGGCTGGGGCTATATTGCCCGATGGTCGAATTGGTATCAGCCTAGTTAAGACATGGGAATCGGATCGTGCGATCGATGAGCTAAAGATCGCCGTAGATATTAAAGGCTATTGCGATGAGTGGATGCCTAAGCAAGTCCTGTTTGATAAATATACCGGGCAGGCTATTGCCGACCGCCTACATGTATCAGGCATAAAGGTGGAGGACTGCTCAGGATCGCAGTTCTATACAGCTTGTTCGACCTTTAAAGATTACATAGACAATAAGCGCGTAGTTCACGGCGATCAAGAATTCTTAAATGAGTCCATGGATAACGTAGCCGCAAAATCAAACGACCAGGCCTGGAGAATTATTCGCAAGCGATCCAGCGGCAGCGTAGCCGCGCCGATCAGCGCAGCCATGCTGGTCATGCACCTATCTAAGCCAATGCAAGAAGCCAAGATATACGCCTAGCGACACGCCGAACAGAATCGGTAATGTGCTTGACAATTTGAGAAAATCCCACCTATGGGATTACTGGAAACTTTAGGCTTTAAGGGTAAGGCAGAAGTTACTGCCCAATACGCCCCTGCCATCATGGATACCAGCTACGGCGTAGGCATGTACAGCTATAACAGCGGCCTATCTAACTATGGTTATGGCGTTGCGATGGATCGCAATCTGGCTTTGCAAGTTGCCAGCGTTAGCCGTTGCCGTAATTTAATTGCAGGCGTTATATCCAGCATCGATCTTGGCTTGTACAAAAAATCTACAGGTAAAAAATTAGAGTCCCCGGTATGGCTAGATCAAATGGATATTCGCCAACCACGCAGCGTTACGATCGCCTACCTGGTCGATGCGTTGCTGTTTTATGGGGTTGGGTATCTTAGGGTTTCATCGTTGTACCAGGATGATAATCGCCCATCAGGTTTTGAATTTATATCTAATACACGCGTTACCGTAACTACAAACAAGTACGGCGATGAAGTTGAATATTATGCAGTCAATGGCGAACGCGTACCGATGTCCGGTATTGGTTCGCTAGTTACATTTCAATCATTACTGCCAGGTGTATTACAAACTGGTGGCCGCACTATTCAAGCTGCGTTAGATATTCAAAAAGCTGCAGCAGTTGCAGCAGCTACGCCAATGGCAACTACTATTCTAAAAAATACTGGGGCTGATCTACCTGAAGCGCAGGTACAAGGTTTACTAGCTGCTTGGAAATCGGCAAGAAATTCGCGTTCAACGGCATATTTAACTAGCACTTTAGAGGCGCAAAATATTGGCTTTAGCCCTAAAGATATGACCTATAACGAGTCATCACAATATCTTGCTACAGAAATTGCGCGTTTAATGAACGTGCCGGCATATTACATAAGCGCAGATATGAACAATTCAATGACCTATCAGAACATATTAGATGGTCGTAAAGAATTCGTAGCCTACTCACTACAGCCATTTATAAGCGCAATAGAAAACCGTTTAAGCATGGATGATTTAACTGCGCACGGTAACGTAGTGCGTTTTGCTATCGATGAAACTTTCCTACGCGCAGATACTATGGCGCGACTTGACTCAATAGAAAAAATGTTAAACCTTGGTTTGATTGATGTATCGCAAGCACAAGAAATGGAACAGCTAACGCCAAATGGATCAGGAGATACAGTAGATGTTGCACTTAACGTTTAGTAATTCAATCGAGGCTGCAGACGGTGAACGTCGCATAATCTCAGGCAAGATCGCACCGTATAACGAGGTTGGTTATACATCTGCTGGCCCTGTTGTATTTGAACGCGGATCTATCGCAATCGCAGATGAAACTAAGGTCAAACTATTAATGCAGCATCAAAGTACCCAACCCGTTGGGCGCATGTTGGCCAATTCTGTAAAAGATAATACCGATGGAATTTACGCATCTTTCAAAATTTCAAGTAGCACCCGGGGACAGGATGCACTTGTACTAGCTCAGGAAAACCTTGTATCTGGCTTATCCGTTGGTGTGGATGTATCCGCATCAAAGCAGATGAAAGGCTACCTGTTAGTTACCGCTGCAGTCCTGAAAGAAGTAAGCCTAGTAGAGTCGGCTGCTTTTGATTCAGCGGCCGTAACTGATATTGCAGCTGCTAAAGCTGCACTAGAAGCAGCAAGTATGAAAACCACAATCATCCATACAGAGATGATTGAAACCGAAACCGAAACCGAAACCGAAAGCGAGGCAGCTGTGACTACAGCCCCTATTGATACACCGGATGTACCGGCAGAAAAACCAGTCGAGGCTGCACCAGTTCAAGCAGCTCGCCCAATTATTCGCCCATCCGTATTAGACAGCCAGACAGTCCGTACACCAATTACATCTATGGGTAAGTACACAGAGCATAAGATTCAGGCTGCCTTAGGCAACCAAGATTCCCAGCTATATGTAACAGCTGCAGATGATTCTTTTACTACTAACCCAGGATTTAACCCAACACAGTACCTAAGCGAGTTTGTTACTAACACACGTTTTGGTACACCTACTATTGATGCATGTAGCCAAGGCGTTTTGCCACCTACAGGTATGACAATTAATGTGCCTTCACTTGTGACATCTGCAGGCGGCGGTACAGGCGTAGCACCTGTTGTAACAGTTGAGGCCGAAGCAGGCGCAGTACAAAACACAGGTATGGAAACTTCTTACCTTACTGGAACCGTGCAAAAATATTCTGGCATGAATACGCTATCCGTAGAATTGTTAGAAAGAGCTGGATACCCTGGCTTTTATGACGAGCTTACACAGCAACTACAAAATGCTTATTTAACAGCTATTGATACAGCTGCGCTAGTAGCATTACAAGCAGCAGGTTCATTTGGAACTGCAACAACAGGCGACAGCGCAGGCATTATTGCTTATTCATCAGAAGCTGCATCTGCTGTTTACAAAAATACAGGTTACTTTGCACAAAACTACATTGGAAACCCAGCGCAGTACCAGGCACTATTAGGTGCTGTTGATACAACTGGCCGCCCAATTTACAACGCAATTCAACCAATGAACGCAGCAGGCCAGGTTGCACCTTCATCAATTCGCGGCAACGTGCTAGGACTTGATCTATATGTAGATAAGAACTTCACACAAACTGCGTTCGATGATAACTCAGCTGTAATCCTTGCACCTGAAGCATTTACTGTTTATCGCGGACCGCAGGCATTTATGTCTGTAAACGTAGTTTCTAACCTTCAGGTTCAGATTGCTATCTACGGCTTTATGGCAACTATTGCAAAAATGCCTAATGGCATTATTAAGTTTGCAAAGCTACCGTAAACAATAACCCTAATAGTCGGTAGGGCATTAGCCCTTTGCCCTACCGACCCTAACTAAGTAAGGAGTACCGAGATGCCAGCAAGTTATGTCACCGTAGCCGAACTGCGTACCAATCTTGGTATCGGTACTCTTTACTCAGATAGTACGGTCGAGGAGTGCTGCCAAGCCGCGCAAGATCAAATTAACAGTTTCCTTTGGTTTGATTCTGCGCCAGTCGTGGGGACTGCATTGGTAAGCAACGTTGCCACCGTAATGATCGCTAACCCCGGCATATTTACTGCCACGGAATCGGTAACTATTGCCGGGGCTGGATCAACTTTTAACGGCACTTACACAATTACAAGCACTATCCCATTTTCAACAGGTACAGCTAATATCTTGCCTGCGTTTAATCTGCAGCTTAACTATTTCCAATACCCACAGGGTTATAGTTTTATCCAGTATGCCAAGGTTGCAGCTAATCAGAATTTCCGCCGTGTATTGCCTTATGGCACAGCAACAGGCGAGGATACAAAGACAGCCACCTACGTCAATACAGCAAGCGTTAGAGAAGCTGCGATGATCTTGGCCGTTGATATTTGGCAGGCTCGCCAGGTATCTCAGACAGGCGGCGTAGGACTCGATGGCTTTAGCCCTAGCCCTTACCGCATGGGTAACAGCATGATAGGCAAAATACGCGGCCTGCTGGCCCCGTACATGAACCCGAATAGCATGGTGGGGTAAATGCCTACCGCTGCAATTACCACGCTGCGTAGCACCATCGCAACGGCTTTAACTAACGCTGGAGTTTGGTCGGTTTTTGCATATCCGCCTGCAACCATCTTGGCTAACAGCTGCGTAGTAATCCCAGCAGACCCATATTTAACGCCAAGCAATAACAGCTATATCACTATTTCGCCTATGGCTAATTTCAAGATTTTGCTAACCGTGCCGATGTTTGACAACCAGGGCAACCTGCAGGGCATTGAGGATTTTATCGTTGCGGCTTACACAAAACTAGCTGCATCAAACCTTGTATTTAATATAACCAGCGTTAGTGCGCCCGGTGTATTAAATGCTGATAGCGGCGATCTATTAACCGCTGAATTCAATATATCCATACTAACGAGCTGGAGTTAAAACCATGTCATACACAGATGAGGATATTGCCTTTTTAATTAAAATTGGGCAAATCGAAGCACCACCAGTAAAAGAAACAAAAACAAAAGCACCCGTAACCGAGCAGATCGAGGAATAAACAAATGGCCGTATATTTAAATAATACAGTCGTTGTAACTCTTAACTCAGTAGTTCTTACTGACCATGTTACATCGGCAACAATTAACCGCGTGTTCGATGAACTCGAAGTAACTGCTATGGGCGATACAGCTCATAAGTTTGTTAAGGGTTTAGAGGCATCCACAATCACTTTAGATTTCCTAAGCGACACAGCTGCAGCAAATGTAAATGCAACCCTTCAGGCTGCATGGGGTACAACAGTACCTCTTACGTTGAAGCAGACAAGCGCAGTAGTATCAGCTACTAACCCGCTATATAGCACTACAATCCTAGTTAATAACACTACAGATATTAACGGCGCAGTAGCAGACATCGCTACACAATCAATTACATTTACTTGTAATTCACCAATCGTAATTACCACTAGCTGATAAAAACCAAAGGGGCTAAAGCATGGCTAAGTTAAAGATCACTAAAGTAGATGGCAACGTATCTGAGCATCAGATAACACCATCTATTGAATACGCGTTCGAGCTGTATGCAAAGAAAGGTTTTCATCGCGCTTTCCGCGAGGATGAAAAGCAGACCGATGTTTACTGGTTAGCGTGGGAGTGTTTAAGAGCTGCAGGCGAAACCGTGCCAATGTTCGGCGCAGAATTCTTAAAGACTTTAAAAAAGGTGGATGTGTTAGAGGATGACCCGGAAGCATAAGGCGTGACTCGTTTACTTACTTGATCGCACGGATCAGTTTGGAAACGGGAATACCGCCTAAAGATTTAATTGGGTTAGATTCCAGGATGTTTAGTGCATTACTGCAGGCGATGAAAGATCGAGCAAAGGAGATCCAAGATGCCAGTAACGGTAAAAGGCGGCGTTGATCTCCAAAAAGCATTAAGAAAATTTACGCCTGATCTAGCTGCAGATACACGCAAAGAAATGGCTAGTTTGCTTAAACCTATTGTGTCTAAGGCGCGTGGCTTTATCCCATCCCAAGCACCATTATCGGGCTGGGGTAAAGCATCCAGTAATGGAAAATTTCCCGTGTGGGATGCTCGAGCTGCTAAAGGCGGCGTAGGTTATAAAACAACTCCTAGCCGACCTAATCGCCAGGGTTTTAGATCGTTAGCGCGTATTCAGAACGCATCAGCATCGGGTGCTATTTATGAAACTGCTGGCCGTGTACACGCCAATGGCCGTGAGCAGGGTTCATCATTTATTGTGCAGCGACCAGGTTATAACCAAGGTGCAAATATTGTAGCTGCTGGCCCAAATCAAGGCCGTAGCCGTAATCCGCAAGCAGGTTACATATTCGTACAAGCGATGAATCAATACGGCATAATCGTAGATGCCAATAATCAAACAGGCGCAGGCCGTAGATCACGCAAAATGAAAGGCCGCGCAATCTTTCGCGCATGGAAAGAGGATGGCGGCAAAACTAACGCAGCTGTTATCAAGGCCATTGAGTCTGCCCGGGATAAATTTAATACGGCTGTGGGGTACAACTAATGGCCGTTGATCCATCAGTAAGAATTGATATAGCCGCTGAGTTCACTGGCAAAAAAGCATTTAAGCAGGCAGACACAGCTACAGCAAAATTAATGAAAAGTGTTAAATCTTTAGCTGGTGGTTTAGGTATAGCTTTTGGTACAAAAGCCGTAATTAATTTTGGTAAACAAGCTGTAAAAGCCTTTGCCGAGGATGAAGCAGCCGCCCTACGTTTATCTAATGCTGTAGATAATCTAGGTATTGGTTTTGCTAACGTAGATATATCTAAATTTATAGCCGACCTTGAACGGTCTGCAGGCATCGCCGATGATATTTTGAGGCCAGCCTTTCAGGGGCTATTGACCACTACGGGATCACTTACCCAGTCACAAAAACTATTAAACGATGCCATCACAATTAGCCGCGCATCGGGCATTGACTTGGCTACCGTATCCCAGGATCTTGCTAAAGGTTATGTAGGCATTACTAAAGGCTTGGCTAAGTACAATACCGGGCTAACCAAGGCAGAACTAAGCAGCAAGTCATTTAATGAAATCTTAGGCACTTTACTAAAGCAATCTGCAGGTGCAGCTAATGATTACTTAGGTACTACGGCCTATAGCATGGATGTATTAGGCGTGGCAACAAGTAACGCATCTGAAATTATTGGCGGCGGTTTAATAGATGCCTTTGCTGCCGTCGGCGGTGGTTCAGAAGCCAGCGATGCTGCTTATGTAATTGAAACTATTGCTACTGCTATTGCTAACGTTACACGCGCTGCAGGCGGTGCAATCGGTGTTATTCCTACTTTAATTAAAAACCTAAAAAATCTACCTAAAAACATATTCTTAGGTTTTGCAGGTGCGCAGGCAGGTGTAAAACTTACGCCTAAACCTAAACCCGAGCCACCATCGGCGTTAGAGTTATCTAAAGAGGAACAAGCTAAACGCCTAGCTAAGTTAGAGGCAGATGCAGCCAAGCGCGCCAAGTTATTGGCAGCCCTACAAAATAAGCAATTAGACAATGCTAAAAAACAGGAAGCGGCCGAAAAGAAACGCCTATTATTAGAAAAGGCTAAGGCTGCACTATCTAAGGCAGCGGCTGCATTTGATCTTAATAAGATACAGATAGCAGCTGCGCTACGGGCTACTTACGATAAAGATGAACGCCTACGCCTATTGGCCATGCAGGAGATCGAGAACGAGAACGGCGAAACAGCCCTAAAGTATATTGACCAATTAAAACTGCT